TTAATAATATGAATGTACGTTCTGTTTTTGGGATAAAATTTTTTTAGCCTCTTGTTCGACTAAATAGTTTGCTTCAATTCGGTTTCGAATGTAGGTAAGACGTTCGCAAGCATATTCATAAGAGACGCGGAATATTGTAGCCAAGCGAACTGGATGCCAATCGTAAGGTTCTAGTTTTTTCATCATAAAGAATGGCATCATTGCCAAGCTTGTGAATCGCTTAGCATCCATTTCCAAAAATTCGCGCCATGTGTGAGGCATCATGAACTGATCGCCTTCATGGCGCAACATGTGGCATAGCTCATGAAAAAAACGTTTCTTAAACTCAGATTTATTCAACCCTTCCGTCATTAAGATAACCCGAATTCCATCCTGTTCAGTAGAACGTGTCGGGCCGAAGGTAGGGAGTAGGAATACAGAGAAGATTCGTGTCAGGTTTTTAATGCTTAAATCTTGTGGAGTTAGAATACCATTTTGTTTATACAATTGCTCGATCCATGTTTCGGTTAGTCCTTGTCTATAGTATTTTAGCATGTCTCGTCCTCTCCCTGATGCTAACATATGTTCTTGTTTTTGTGTAAAAAGAAAAGCCCAAGAAGGGTGTGTTTAGAAAAAAATAGTTTATTCTGGACGTTTCATCATTTTTTCATATCCCTTTACATTTATGTAATAATTTTCTTTGATGTCTATAATAATTCCCTGCTTGTCCAACTGGTCAGGCAGGGTCATTGTTTATTGTCCAAGGCGTTTCAGGCGACTAATTTCTCTTTCATGCTCACTTATCTTTTTGTACATCACATCAAAGTCAGATTCGAGAAAGCGGAGTGTTCGGTCAGTTTTGTCAAAGCGATCATGAATATCATTTGTCAGAGCATCTAACTTAGCATCAGCTTCCTCCTGTCGTTCCTGAATCGCTTTTACGATTTCGTTTGTTTGAATAAGTTGTTGCTGTATTTGTTTTTGTCCTGTTTCAATCGCCGAAATACGGCTATCCATCTGAGTAAGTTTTTGAAGAATCAAGTCAAGTTTGTCAGACATTTTGGCCCCCTCTTTATTTCTTTTTCTTTAGCTTCTTAACGAGCTCAATAGCTTGTCTCGCTTCTTCATACATATGTTCACGAAAGGCTTCCTGCTCTTCAGGCGAAAGGTCTTCATATCCTTCCAGTCCATCATAGAAGAAGAGGTTCATTTTTTTATCGGATTCTTTTGGTGATGGATCGTTGGTACGGCCTAAGAGATAATCAGCAGAAACATCAAAGATATCAGCGAACAGCTTGATTTCACTGTCTTCTACAGGTCTTTTTCCAGACTCAATTCTAGATAATACACTATAGTTAATATTTGCTCTTCGGGCTAGCTCTCTTTGGGTCCAATCTCGCTGTTCCCTAAGTTTTTTTATAATATTACCAATACCGTTACCCACTTGCTCACCACCTTTTATTTTAACAATGTAATTTTAACATGTTTCTGATATAGAAAAAAATAATGTTGCTAAAAGAGAAATTAATTACTTGACGTTGCTAATATAGAAACGTATAATAAAGACAAGAAAGTTGCTAAAAGTGAAACGAGAAAGGAGGAAGGAACATGAAAAAACTTAATCTCCCTTTTGTTAAAAAACGAAGAGTAGAATTAAAGCTTACTCTAGCGAATATGGCAGATAATTTCGGGTTTAAGTCTCCATCTACATATTTAAAGTATGAAAATGGAGATTACGCTTTTCGTGCTGAACATTTACCACTACTAGCCCAATTGTTGAAATGTAATATCGAAGACCTTTTTTTGACAATATCATTGCTAAATCAGCAACAAAAAACATCGGCATAAGGTGGTGACACAGCTTGAAAACACATTATTTCACCTTCGATCATCTTGCTTGCATTAAAGGTCAAGTTAAGCAAGCGGTGTATGAGAATCAACTGGAAGTACCATGTCGCGTTATCGCTACTATTCCATACATGAGGTATGGCAAAGAGCCAATCGAGTACAAGTTCGACTTCCTTATCGAACAGGGAGCAAGCCAGTACGGAATGGTAGCGCATGAAATAGATAACTGGATTGAGAAGGTCGAGTCACCAAAAACGTTGGCTGAAATTTTGAACGAATTCCCAGATGAAGAAATCGCCGAAGTGCTAGCGCAACGGTTAAAGCAAAGAAGGCACTCAGACTGAAAGGAGGTGAGACAGACACGCTTCAAGGCGTAATTTCCAGCGTCGCTGGATTTGGACGATTAGCTTATCTAGTTACATCTAAGCAATCAAAAGATTAAATCTACCCGACATTGTTTTTTTCCTTTTTAGAAGATGGATTGTTTTCCTTTCATAGTTTTTCTTGATCGTTACAAACCTCCTTGATTCTTAAGTAGGTTTTGAAATAAAGACGAGCGCAGTCTTCGGTTGTTTTATGGTCAGCAAGATTCAATGAATTTTGTAAGAACAAAATCGTTAACCCATGAAATTATCCATATTTTCACCTCCTGTATATTCGAACTCGGAAGAACTCCAACTCGCCAAAGTCCTCGTTCTTCCGAACACCATAATTTTACAGAGAGATAGGAAAATTCTACAAATCTAAATATCGTCAATTTTTCCCCACTTTGATTACCAAAAGCAGCCTCGGTTGGTAAGGAGGTGAAAAAGTATGTGGGTTGTCCTTCTTCCCCAAACTCATACACATAGAGCAAGGGGGAATGAGCAAATGGAAGACCGTCCTTGCTTTGAAACGCAAATTGGCAACACGACCATTAAGATTCGTTCAGCACTCCCGTTTATGACAGCAGAGGAACAAGCACAGTGGTTCCAAGACAATGATTCTCTGCCGGAAGTGCGGATGATGAAAAGAGCATGGATTCGCGCTCTACATCACATAGAAAAAGAAAAATCTGATTCAGCTTGACTTTCCTTTTTTTGAGTAGACAAGCTTTGAAAACTGAATAGAAAGGAAAATTCGCATGATACGGCGTCAACTCAGTCCTTTGCACGAAAACATGCTACTCATTCAAGAAGCGACGGCGCAATGGTCAAGAATGGGGTCTTCACCCGAAAAAGCTCGTTCGCTTGAACAACTAGCACAATACGCAACAGATTTTGTTGTTCACTTCCATTTTCGCACAGAAGAAGGGGCGACACCATGTTCAAGGATGCGAGAAAACGCGCTGGTCTAAGCATCGAAGAGGCGGCTTTCCGTGTGAATGTTGCACCACGGACGCTATGCAAGTACGAAGCTGGCGAGACGGTTCCGGGGCCTGACGTTGTGCCTGGAATGAGCCAAGAATATAGAAGGCCAGACATGACGCAGCGCTACTGCCGGGAACACTGCCCAATTGGACAAAGATATAGCTACATTCATCTGAACAACGTTAGCACGAATTTCTCGGACATATGGATGTAGTTAGAACTGGAGCTGGCAGTCTATAATTTCGAGCCTCCAGGCAGCACGGCGGCCTATATGCGAAATGTACTGTTAGGGAGGTGATAGGGATGATTGGAAAAGCGAGCAGCATTAAAGTAGTACACATTACGCGCTACTCATACGACGGAAAAGGTGGTTTCGATGGGGCTATTAATCGTTGGCTATCTGAAAATGCAGAGGTTGAAGTTTTAGACATTAAATTTTCTTCTAGTGCAACTCAGGAAGATACTTACGAAGATGCGCTAATCATCTACAAACCAGCGCAATAAAAAATGACCTGCCGCTAACAGGTCACAAACAATCCAAACTTATTTGCGGTTATTGTACCATGTTCGGGCATTGGCCGCAAGTTCAAACTTTGAAAATTGAACAGGGGGATACCTATGAGCAATATAGCATACACGATAGACGGCCAACAACGTCGAATTGAGCCGGGAACACATGCGATTCGATTGGTCAATACGCTTGATATGCCGCATGAAGAATGGCTTGAATGGCGGCGTAAAGGTATCACAGGTAGCGATGTTGCTGGCATCTGCGAAATAACAATGTGGAGTTCGCCAGTAAAAGCATATCTCGACAGGCTCGGCCAGTTAGCACCACAAGAAGATAGCGACGCGATGTACTGGGGCCGGATTCATGAGGATGCGATTGCGAGAGGATGAGGAGATGAACTACATCAAAGAAATTAACGCCTTTATGGATTGGCTCGAAATAAACCCACTGGAAGCAATCACACAAACTTTGTGGTTTCACCTTATGGCGATCGCAAACAAGAGTGGTTGGCCAGAGTGGTTTACGGTAGCCAATCTGACTTTACAGGCGCGTTTAGGCGTATCGGATAAAACATTGGGGAAGCACCGAAACATTCTCATTCAAAAGGGAAGAATTGAGTATCGGAATCAGGGAAAACAGCAAGCTGGTAAGTATCGTTTCCTTCCTTTCTATCCGGAGGAATCATCTCGAAGTGAAGAGCTTACCGGAAAAATTCCGGTAAAAGATTCGGTAAGCGACCCTCTTACCGGAAATATTCCGGTAAACCCTCCGGTAAAGTGTTCGGTAAACTCTTCGGTAAACCGTTCGGCATTATATAAACAAAACGAAACAAAACAAAACGATAGCAATCAGGATCTTCTTCTGCAGCGGCATGCGCGCGCAGATTTCAGCAACCCATTTTTGCTTTATGAACACGAAATTGGCCCAGTTACAGATGTCATTCGGGAAATGATGCTAGACTGGCTGGATAGCGGTTATTCAGATGAGCCTGAGGCGCTGCTTTGCCATGCGATACGGGAGGCAGTGATTCATGAAAAGCGTTCCTGGGCCTATGTCAACAAGGTTTTGCAACGTTGCATTCAACAAGGAATTCGGACGGTTTCGCAGCTTGAACAAAAAAAGAAAGAGTTTGAGGCACGCAAGGATAAAAAAGTTGCTCCTTTGCTGATGAAAAGGGAACAGGTGCGAAGAGAGAAGGTTCCTTCTCTAATCTTGGAACAGTTAGAACGGCAGAAGAAAGCAGGAATAGAACAGAAAAAACCAGCAGAGCAGCTTAGTTACGAGGAGAAAAAAGCTAAGATGCAAGAATTACTGAGGGCTATGGGTGAGGTGAAATGAGGAAGTGCCGAGTGCTGATTCCAGAAAAAGCCACGGTTCGGGCCATGATTTGCTGCCTGGACAGCATGAAGGAGCAGTTACACAAACTTGGGCCGGAAGCGTTGGACAAGCGGATTACAGGATTTCGGATAAAAGCAGATCGGAGCTGGGAAATCGAAACAGGGGGCGAGCCTGATGAGAAGCTTTTATGAGCATGGACGAACATTGGTTCCTGGGGAGAAGCATGATATACATTCGTCCAATGAAATTTGGACAAGGTTGGAGAAGTTTTTAAAGGGGATAAAAAATCCCCTCCCGGTCGCTACAACCGGAGAGGGGTTCTATGCTTCCTTCCTTTAAAAATATTTTACCATAGAGCAGGGGGAATTAGGTATGCAATTATCGTTTTTGCCGAAGATTGATCGAAAGGCTACACAGAAGCGTGTAGAGGAAGCATTGGAGACAGCACGTATTTATCGTCAGATTGGTTTTGTTCGCCGTGAAATCGGGATGACGCCTGCTTATGAAGCTCGATACCACGGTGCGACGAACAAGACGACTGATGCCGCAGCGGATTGTGCAGTATGGAATGTTGATAAGGAAGAGGAAATTCGGCAGCTTACGGAGCGTGTGGAGTGGGCTGTGAGCCGTTTGTCGAGGAAGGAAATAGAAATTATTCAGAAGCGTTATTTGAGCGATGAAGAGACGTTTGATTACCTGTTATGCGATGAATTGCATATGAGTGAGCGGACGTATGCAAGAATAAAAGCGAAAGCATTTTATAAACTGGCCTTTATGTTAAAGCTGGAGGTATTGGAGGAGGAAAAAAAAGCAGAAGACCGCTTAAATTAATGGCATCCAAACGTAGTCTATTTGGCAGGAAAAATGCAGTTAGTTTGGAAGTGAATGTGTTACTATGATAGTGTCAGAAGATAAGCGAAGGCCGTTCCAGGGGAGCGGCTTTTTCTTTTACATTAAAATGGAGAAAAAAGCACCCTATTTATGGGCGCTTTTCGTTTATTCCTGAGTATTGTTTTAAAGCATCTTGTAAAATATGCGAAAAGTTAACGTTATGTTCTGATGCTAAATCATCGAGCCATTTTGGAATTGTTAACGTTGCTTGCTTCTCAATGCTTTTTCAGTGTTTTGGATTGTAAAAATAAAACTGGAGGTGGGTGGTGATGTAGATGGCGAAGAGAGGATAAAAGATAACCGAAGAACTTGAAGCAAAAATTTTAGCGATGGCCGCCGAAGGAACGAGCCGGCGGAAAATAGCTAAAATGCTTGGTATCAGCATATCTACAGTGAATCGAGTGGTAAAAGGAAAGGGTGTTTCCGAGGACTTGCTCGAACACTTCGAACAAGAAGATAGGCTCTTTTTTTATATTTCGAAAGGGGATGATTTCACGGAACAGGTGGGGATCATGAAACAACGAAAGGAGGTGAAAGGAGATGCCATATGAGTTGAAAAATGCAAAAATCACACATATTTCACTTGTGGATAAAGGAGCGAATGGCGTACCGTTTGCGATTATCAAATGGCCAAACGATTGATGAGTTTAAAACGGTCGCTGTAGCGCTGACAGCTAAATGGCCGGCAGAAGCAGATGTAATTGGCAAAGCCGAGAAAATGGAGCTTATCAGTAAAGCAGGCAAAGCGATTTCATCTGGAAATATGAAGCACATTGAAGATGCTATTACTGCATTAACCACATTAAAAGAAAAAGTGACTGTGAAAGAGTCAGGGGGATGATGATGTGAAAGTAGAAGACGTTCAAAAAGCTTACGATGACAAAGGCACTTGAACCGATTAAGAGGCAAGTAGAGCAACTTGCCGATGATGTGCAGGTACTGAAGAACAGTCGAAGTTCGAGTTGATTTCCCGGACACGGTTGACGGCAAAATCATGCTAGCATGGGTGAAGCTACAGTGAACATTCATGATTTTGATGGACTTTATCGAAAACTTCAGGAAATGCAACACGGTGTAATTGAAAAGGTCATCCGAAACATTGTAGAAGCATTAGGCGAAACGCTATTGAATGAACTTATCGAAGAAATCGGGCGACAGGATTTAATTGATACGGGAACGTTGTGGAATTCTTTTACACGTGGCGATGAAGAGAATGTATGGGAATGGGATATTGACCGCAATGCCATTACATTAGAGGTCGGCTCTAATCTCTCATACGCTCGATACTTGAATGATGGATATACAATAGAAAAAACGCATTTTGTTCCTGGTTATTGGAACAGTGGCGGAAGTTTTATATATGCTCCATCTGCTAAAACTGGTTTTATGGCAAGGCCACGCACTTTTATCGGCCGGACATACTTCGATATTACAGTTCAGCATTTTGAAGGCGGCATGAATGAATTGATCGTACAACGATTAGAAAAAGAGCTGGGGAGGGGAGCGGCATGATGGATATTGGTAAAAAAGTATGGGTTGAAATCATTAATCGAATATATCCTGACTTGCCTGTTATCCGAGATAAAGATACCTGGTTAACCGGGCAATTTAAACGACCCAGTGTGTTTATTGAAACCGATCTTGTTTCGGAAAAAGTGCATACGCCGCAATCTGTAAGAGTTATAGAGGATGTAGGGCTAGTCTTTCATTATGATTACGAAAAAGAAAAAGAAGAGGATAAAGGGGAACCGATTCCATTTGATTTATCACCGTTCTTTTTGTATTTGCGTCAGGAACGGTATTGTGTAGGTCCACAAAAACATGGAATTATGCTAGTGGTCGATCCGCCACGAACACGTGAGAAAAGCGATCAGATAGAAATAATATGCCGTTACTCCTATCTTTTGCACATTCCCAAGCATACAACAACGCCTGGGGGCAAAGAAATACAGAAAATCAATCATTTTTGTGTGGAGGGGGTGGACGAATGAGTACACGAAAGAATACACCAACTGAACATTGGAAGCAGTTTGAGAATATGGAGCTTACGAAATCAGAAATGATTGAGCAAGCTCCTATTTTATTCAATGCGGAACGCTTTGAAATGGCTGGCGCACTGCATGATGTAGGACACAAGGAAAGTGTAACGGTTAAGACAGCAAAGAGAAAACTGGATAGCTACTTAAAATTAAAAGAAAATACACCAGTAAAAGAAAGGATGAAAGAAAATGTCAATTCAGAGAATTAGAGGCGGCGTATATATTGACCTGATGGCTGTCGCCAAAGAGCGGATTTTGCCCCGTTCCGGCCGTGTGCTGGTTCCGTACCAGGGCGACTGGGGACGACCCAATTTTCCGGTCGATATGGCGAATACGGCTGAACGAACGGCAGAAACCTGCCTGCTTGTCGATGAAGTAGAACTGGCGGCCGAGAACGGCGCCACGGTTGTTGGTTTCAATATCACGAATGGAACAGAGAAAAAGGCAGCTATTGAGGTGGCGACAAACTATGTCATTGAGGCCAAATATCCGGGTGCGCGCGGGAATGATTTTGGTCGCTTGATTCGCAAAAGTATCGGTGATCCAAGCAAAAAGGAAATGGTTGTGAAGGACACAAAAGGCATCTTTGAAGATGAAGTGTTTGTGTTTGAATCACGAAAAGACTTGGAGAACCGCTTGAAAAAGTCCAAGATGGTGCGTTTTGTAGATAAATCTACAGATGAAGCGCTCGACATTCCAGAAACAACGTTTGAACAGCTCTCCGGCGGTGTATCCGGCATCGGTACGATTACACCAACGGATTGGACACGCATCTTCAATCAAATTAACGGTGTGCAGTTTGATGCGATGTACTTACCAACGTTCGACCCCGCGGTACAAGCAGCAGCAAAACAGTGGATGACAGACCGGAGAAAGCAAGAGCGGCGATTATCACAGCTTGTTGTTGCAGGCGACCCGAATAAAGATGATGACATGGAGGCGCACAATGCGCGCAGTCGGGCTATGAATGCACGTTTCATTATCAACAATACGATTGCCGGACGGCATATCAACGGGAAAGAATACAATTCACTGCAATGGGCGGCATGGCTGGCCGGTCTTGTGGCCGGAACCCCGGCTAATGTATCCATGACCAATATGAAAGTACCGCTCGAAGAAGCTTTGATAGACTGGGGACACAGCGATGTAATGAAAGGTCTATCAGAAGGTACGCTCATGGCGACGCGGGATGGTTATGACTATGTCATCGAATCCGCTGTTAATACGCTTACCACGCTGGGGCCAGGCGAACGGGAGGACTTTGGTAAAATCCGTGTTTCCATGACAATCGATCAAATTATGAATGATATCTATACAGCAGGGAAAAAGTACAAAGCTAAGCTCGACAACGATTCAGATGGTCGGGCTATTTTTATTGGCGCGGTTCTGGAATACCTGAAAATACGCGCTGAACAAAAAGCGATCGATAAACAATTCTCATTTACGGAACATCCGACGAAAAAGAGCGACTTCGATTTTGCTTACTTTAAACTTTTTGCCAAACCGCTTGATGCCGTTGAGGCATTTTTCGTTGACTGGGAGGTAGCATAATGGAACGCGAACTGATTGGACGGAATATGTGGATCCAAGACCATAATGGTGACCCGATTCAAACCATAAAGGAAATGGAAGTATTGCTTAAAACAGAGACTCTTGACATTGTTCGAGCCATGCGGATGGCGAAAACAAAGCAATTGGTTGGGTATGAAATCACATTCAAGATGGTGATGTCGAAGTTAGAGTCACGGCTACGTTATAAGCTGTTAGACGACTTTAAAGCCGGGCGAACGATGTTTTTGCCGCGCGTGACGGGGAAACTGGAAGATAAAATCACCGGAAACATTGAGCGCGTGTTAATGACAGGCATCCATATTCATGGTAATATTGATATTTTTATCGCGAAAACGAATGAAAATAAAGGAATTGACATCACCTTAGAAGGAACGGTAACAGACTTTGAATTCTTGGATAAATTCCCGGATTATATGGCGTGAGTATATACTCGCGCCTTTTCATTTCACTATTAAAAAATCGAAAGGATGAGAAAAAATGAGCGATAAACTACAAAAATACTTGGCAAAAGGAAAAACAGGTTATAAAAGCGAGACCATCACAGTGAAAGCGGATGGCGAGGAATGGTCTGTGCGTCGGCTTACCACAATGGAAATTCGCCGCGCGGTGGAATTGGCCACAAATGAAGATGGTACACCACGCGAAACGTTCAACGAAATTGATGTGATGATCGTGAAAGCGACAGAGCATGAATTTGATTGGAATAACGATGAATTACTAAAAGTGTATGGTTGCGAGATTAAATTCGAACTGCCGCCGCGCATTCTGGACAACCCGGAAGAATACGCGAAATTGAGTCGTGCCGTTCGTGACTTCACCAAAACAAAAGAGGGATTGATAAAAGAAGCAAAAAACTCATCCGAACCGACGGAGAAGCAAGTTGGGTAGCAAGCTTTTGGATTAATCAGCACAAGCTACCGGCTGAGATTTTGCCGTATGAAGTAGATAAGGAGATGCAGCAATACTTTTGTATGGCGGCTTCGATGTTGGCGGAGGAAGAGATGAAACGAATGGCACGAAAATAGGACACGTTTGTTTACGTTGATTCCTATTTTTTCAAATGGTATAATATCAGTACAAACATACGTAGAATAAAAAAGACCGCTGGTGCGGCAACACCAAGCGGCCTGTACAATAGACGTTCCCACAAGGGGATCGGCTCATAAGCTCTAATTAGAAATAGACCTTCCTTTCTGCTTGCGAGGCTCAAGGGAGGTCTATTTATCTTTCTTCATGACAGCAATGGCTGTGAATACTGCGATAAATATTGTGGCAACCAGCACGCCACAACCCAGCATTAAAGATATTGCCTCATATACTGTCATTATTCTCACCCCCTTTCTATTAGGGGATGAGCCGACCACCCTTGAGAGAGCCGATTCTATTGTACAGGAAGATTATAGCATATTTTTATAGAATGGATGCGCGCTCTTTTCCGGGCGCGCTTTTATTTTGCTTAAATTTTGGAAGGAGGTGAAACATTGGCAATAAAACCTGTTACATTCGTATTCCAAGCAAAGGACTTCATTTCGGAAAGATTAAGAAAAATGGGTGCTGAAATACGAAGAACGTCGGAGGACGTGATTGGCCTAAGAAGTACTACTGAAAAAATGTACGACAGTTTGGCAAGTGGCGGACAAAAAGTACAAAAAAGTATGCGCGATATTCGCGATCAAGTTGGCGCCGCAAATAATGAAATGCAAAGTTTTGCTCGAAAGAAAATGGATGATATCTTTGGTCGTGCAAAAAAAAGTGCAGACGATTTTCGCTCTGAAGTGAAACGAGCCGATGACGAGGTTAGAAGCATGAACGATGCGACCGTTCATTTACAGGCAAAGGATGAGGCCAGCCCAACACTTGATGGAATTACCTCAAAACTTGCAACCATCGCAGCAACAGCGGGAAGGATTTTTATTGGAGTATTTGATGGCGCTACTGAGTATTGGAATGAAGCGGCTCGCTTGGCACCATATATGTCAAAAGCAGAACGAGAATCAGCGCTAAAAAAAGCGGATGACCTATACGGGAAAGGCTTTTTTGAATCACGGGTAGAAGCGGTAAAAGTTACAGCCGACATTGCGCCGCTCGTTAGTGACAAAAAACAACTGCCGTCTTTTGTTGAGTCTTTAGCAAAAATGAAGTATATAATGCCAGATTCAAGGTGGGAAGAATTAAGTCGCGCGCTTGGACAGAGTACAAACGTCTTTGAAGAAACTCCGCAACAGGTCACTGACAGCATGATGTATGCCTATTCGAAAGTCGGGGATAGGAAGCAAGATTTAGCAAACACTTTCTGGGAATCTGCACTTTACTTTAAGAATGCGAATTTGACTTCTGCTCAAATGTCGAACTTTCTTGTGCAAAGTGTGCAGAAAGGCGCGTTTAACTATGACAAGCCCGCTGACTGGTTTAAAGAGGCGTTTGGTGTAAAAGCGCTTAATGAAGGTGATATGGCTAAATATTTCGAGCATCGTGGTTCAAGTAAAGATGTAGCAAAAAAACAAGCGAAAGAATTTGTAGCCGATATCAATTCAGGAGATCGTCAAAAGTCTCAGGGAGCTATAATGGCGCTTGTAGCCGATCTTGCAAGCCAGGAACGCTCCGAACGGAAAGCCTCGCTCGTTATGCTTGGTTCAGCGGTTGGTGCAGACTTAGCGAGTTCAATTCTTGAGACATATGGAGTGGCACTTGAAAAGCCTCCGGACGAAATCGCTGGTACAACGGATCGGATGATTAAGGCGCAAAAAGATGCCAACCCAATGATGGAATGGATTGAAGCGCGTCGTCAAATGGATTTAATTATGCAGGAAATCGGTGGTAATGTAGCTCAAACATTTCTTCCGTTAGTCAAAAAAATGAATACGCTTCTTGTCGAAAATAAAAGCGAAATTCAAGGATTTATAGGGGCTATTACTAGTGGCTTAACTAAAATAACGGGATTCTATAAAGAACATACAGGCCTTATTAATGGCATTTTAGGTACAGTACTTGCTGTTGGAATTGCGTTAAAAGCCTGGACCATAAGCAAAAGAACGATTGATACCATTAAAGATATAAAATCAACCATCGGTAGTGTTGCAAGAAAACTCGTTTCTTTGCTTCCTGGTAGAAAAAAAGGCAATGATGTCCTTCCTGAACGCCGCCGCTTCACCCTAAAAGGAAGCGATCCTATCCATTCCGTCTCGTCCGTAACTATCAACGCCGCGCGCGTCTACATTAACGGCCCGGTTGACGGTGGTAGAGGCGTCCGGACGCGTGATGAAATTGGCGGCGGACGAAAGAAAAATAGTGACACTACACCGCGGCGGCGAAAACGAACCATCCCGCGTGAGGTGGCAGGCGAATTCCTTCGTCGTGGCCGTCCGGAACCTAAACCGAAAAAGAGTGTCTTTTCCCGTTTCAAAGACTTTGTAACAGGAAATCGCAACAAAATAGAGGAAACAGGTCTTGAACAGGCCGATAAATTAGCGAGGATGGGTAAGTTCGTTAAAGGAGCTGGCGTCGTTGGTACAGTGGCTGGCACCGCACTAGCCGGATACGACATGTATCAAGCAGCGAAAGAAAAAGGATGGCGAGAAGCTATTTCCACAAAAGGTGGAGCTATGGCCGGCGGGGCATTAGGTGGAATGATTTTTGTCGTAGGCAGTTCTATTCTTGGCCCTGTCGGAACAATGGTCGGCGCAGCCGCTGGGAACTGGATAGGAACTAAACTGGGGGCTTTAGCTGATCAAAAAGGGTGGACAAAAAACATCGTAGATGGCGTTGTAAGTGCGAAAGAAAAAATGAGCGAATTTACATCTGACGCCGTTAAAAAGCTTACCAGTCTAAAAGATAAAGTGTCTTCCTGGTGGCGGGGAGACAAAGGGAAAACGAAAGAAGTACAAAGTGCAGTTGCGAGTTCCTCTTTCTTCTTTCCTTCTTTTACTCCAGAAGGAAAGAAGAAAATACAGAACGCAATCACCTCCCTTAGGAATTCGCTGAAAGAAAAAGGAATTGAGATAGACCTTTCTCCGCTCCAAAAGGCCGGTACAAAGGTGAAAGATGCTTTTACGATGATGAAGAAGAATGTTACAGGGTGGTGGAAAAGCTCTGATTCCAAAAAGGCGCAGGATGATATGAAGGCGGTTGGAACTTCTACCCAAAAAACAACCGCACAAGCGAAGCAACTTGGTGTTACAACGGCTAAAAGTACGCAACAGGTAGTCCAAGGCGCAAAACAAGCAGGCCGGAGCTTTACAGACGTGAAAGCGGCGGCGACAAATGCCGTTGCCCAAATTAAACAAAAACTTGAATCTCTTGGTGATATCGTAAGTAAGGGGCAAAACTGGGGGAGCAACCTCATTTCCATGGTTATATCTGGAATGCGCAGCCAATTTCCTACGTTAACATCTGTTGTATCCAGTGCGGCTGGAATAATAAAAAATTTCCTTGGTTTTTCTTCACCGACAAAGGAAGGGCCCGCAAGCAAATCTGACCGCTGGGCACCGAACTTTATCCATATGTTCGTCAGCGGTATTGATGAGCATATTGTTGGACGGAAAATGAATCGTGTAGCTGCCATGATGAATCAGCCGCTCCGTGGCCGTGCTTCCCTTGATGTGGTGCCACATAGCCGAATGGCTTCCGGTAGCGGTATTCCGGTTGCCAAAGCGTTTCAGGGACAAGCAAACCGAGCAGCCAATATAAACATTGGAAAAATTGTCATTGATATGGGACAGCTTATGAAGAATGTCAGTGACCCACAAGCAGTTTTGCGTATTTTATCTAGCCGAGAAGCGCATGGAATTATTATCAATACGGTGGAAAAAGCATTGATTAACGCTTTGGAAAACGGGTGATGCAATGTTAGCGTTAGCACAAGGAAATCATCGGTTTCGGTTTCCTCTCACAACGGCTGAATTTCAAGTCCAAATGGGAAATGAGATCGAGACCTTTACCATCATTACAGGAGAAGAGATGACGTCAAAAAAACCGGTTTCAAAAGCAAAACGGGTTTCTTTTCAGGTGATTGTACCACGAAGATGGGAAGAAATATGGGAAAGCGGAACCGAAACGATTAAATATAAATCACCAGAACAATTCATAGAGTTGATGGATCAGTGGAAGGGACGACCGGTTGTCGTCCTTTTTTATTCCGTATTTTCCAAGACGATGCTCATCGAAAACATTGAGGTGACATACAAAGACGGACAAGGGAACTTGCATGTGACCCTGTCATTTGTCGAGTATAAGCCAGTTAAAATTGTCACCTATTCAAACACAAAACAATTGCTGAAACCGGGGCTGGTGATTACAAAGCCGGCCAAAAGCCGCGCAAATACAACGACGAAAAAGCCGAAGAAAAACGAGAGGAAAAACAAGGACAAGAAAAAAAATAATACGAACAAAGATAAGAAAAAGGATAAGAAAAAAGAGGAAAGCAAAATGGGCAACTTTGATTATGCCGCCCAAAAAAAGCGAATGAGTCAAACAATAGAGCGGGCAAAAGGTGGGAAGTGATGCAAACCGTTCAAAATATCAACACACAGGATTTTGCGGTCGTGTATGGCAAACAGAATGTCCGTCATATTCTCACGGACGCTCTGACCGATTTATCCTGGTCATCGAACCGGGATGAAATCACTCAAACGATGACAGCGCGGTTGCGAAACGCACCTCCCATTCAAGAGGCGGGGATGCTTATGTGTTTTGCCAAGCGTTCCAAGCATCAGCTACTAAACCAGATGAACCAGTTTTTTCACGGCCCCATTATAAGCTGGGAGAAAAACGAGTTTACGGACGAATGGGAGATTACCGCGAAAGAGCTCGGATGGTATTTGACCAAAAATGATGGCACACGCCCGTATCTTAAGGGAGAGGCGGGAGCGGAGCTACAAAGATATATCCAGTCAACAGGCGTTGACTTTCGTTGCCCAAATCTTGGCTTTTCAATAGACGAACGGTATGGAACAAGGCCACATAGCGAAATTGTGTTGGATGTGTTGCAAAAGGCATATGAGCATACCGGATACCGCTTTTATATTGAGTATATCCGTACTGATCAAAGTTACTTTATGGTGGTGACGCGCGAGGGAAGAAACACGCGTGTGCCAGTCTTTGTACGTGAACAGATGGAAGCCAGTAGTATCAGAAAATCAATCGAAGACGTATATACGGTGGTCACCGCGCAAAAATGGAAGGATGACAAAGTGGTTTCGTCTGTGACGAAGAAAAATGACGGTGCCATAAAAAACATTGGGCGAATGGGAAAGATCATTGAAGTAGAAGAAGGAGAAGACCCGGCGGCTATCGCCACCTATAAACTTTATGAGCTTTCCAATCCGCGCCCAACAAAAAAAATCACTGTTCGTCATTCCGATCATACGCTATCCGGTCTCCGGGCTGGATGGCTTGTTTTGATCCAGGAGGAAAAATACAAGTCGAAATGGGTGGTTGTTTCGGCAGATACAACATTCAAAAATGGGGTATATACAGTACAGCTTACACTCGAAGGAAGGGAATGAAAATGAATGAAGCGATAAAACGAATTAAAAATAAAGTGGCGCGACACATTGACGCACGAGATGTAGAATATGCAACACTTTTAAGTTGGCCGAATGCCAAGATAAAAATAGAAGGGGATCCTCATCCATATGAGCAAGACAAACTTGTGTTTGCTGAATATCTGCTTGACCGAAAAGTAGATGTTGTTTTTCAGGTGGTCGAATATATGGAGGGAGAAGAGGCGAAAGGCTCTGTTTCGGGAGTACTTGCCAATGGGATGGAATATGAAAGCGGAATGCCATACCAACAAGTGCCGCGCTCTCTTCTCAAAGGCGTTCTGCTCATTCCCAGTCCCTTAAAAGTCGGTGATAAGTTGATTGTTGAACGTATCGCCGACCAACGCTATTACGTACTGGGGAGAAGGGATGTGGTCTATGATGGCGGATGAGTCTCAAGTGTTTCCGGATATGAATTTTGAAGACTTGAATGATATTGACCAATTCGAGGGAATGCCTTCCGAACAAAAATGGACGTATATGATTGACTTTGAAAAACGTCGGCTTCTACTGGATGAGGATGGACGTCCTAAAAAAACAGAAACATACGAGGAATATTTGATCCAAATATGTACGATGATTTTGAATACAGAACGGTTTCAGTACGTCATTTATGATGGGGAAATCGGCGTGGAGAAGTCAGAATGGCCGGCATGGGAAGACCTTGAAATCAAACGCGATATTGAGGAAGCGCTGGAAGTCCATTCAGAAATCGTGAAAGCCGAGGTTTTAGCGATGGAACGGGCGGAAAATAAAATGCATATAAGTGTCCGTTTAACTGGATTATCAGGGATGGTGGAAACGGAGGTGGAGGTACTTGGAACTGGATGACAAAATGTTGTTGCTTTTAGAAACACCAGAAATGATTTATGAGCGTGTAGCGAACCGCGTTAAAGGCGAAATTCCTATCGAGCAGGGAGAATTATTTTATATCTTTGCTTATCCAATTTGTCAGGAGATTGCCGAGCAGCAAGAGCAATTACAATACATGTTTATTCAAGGCTTTCCTTTATGGGCCGACGGGGAATTTTTAGACCGACATGGGGAAAAGGAATTCATTAAGTTAGAGCGTCTACCGGGAGAAGACGACGAATCATACCGTAAACGAATCCTTACAGCAACCAGAGAAGAAGAAGGAAATGGGCGTCGTCGGGACTATGAACGATGGGCGCGTGATGCCGGTGCTGGTGGTGCCTTCGCCGTCGAACACGCTCGGCATGAGAATAGCATTGATGTGTACATTACAGACTACCAGGGCAATCCGGCAACGCCTGAACTATGCGCCACAGTTCGTGAAAAGATGGAAAGCAAACGGATCGCTGTCCATGATTTGCAGGTTCTTCCAGCTCTTACGAACGCGATTCATGTAGAAGCGCGCCTGCATCTGCTTCCTGATGCAAAGCCAGAAGAAGTTGATCGGTTGATTTTAGAACGTCTCACCCAGTACGTTCAGCAAACGTCGCTGATTCGCTATCATGTTATCAATACGCTTTTGTTTGTTCCTGGGGTTGTCGATTGGGAATCTTGTACCGTAAATGGGGGGACTGACAATATCGAAAGGCCAGAGGGAGCGATTAATGTTGTGACGTGGAGGCGAATCGAATGATTCGGATTCCGCTAAAATACCGACAAAAAATCCCGCCTTTTGTATATGAAGACCCCATTCTTGCCAAGGCGTTTGAAGCCATTGACGAGGAAATCCAGTTATTCAATAAAAAGGCGCAGGAAATTGTTGATCAATATTTTCTGTCCACAGCTACATGGGGATTACCTGTTTGGGAGAAAATGTTCGGGATTACGGACAGTAGCGGGACAGATGAGGAACGACGTGAGAAAATTCGGCGTAAATATTGGGCGAAACGGAATTTTACATTGGAAACACTACGGTTAGTCGGGGAGCAAGCAGGGCATTTAGACGCTGTAAAAGAAGATTTCATGCGTAAAATCGTGATGTTTGAATTTTTCTTGGACAAACCTGTTCATTTGCCTTCGTTATATAAAGATTTTGAAGAATTACGCCCCGTCCATGTGCAGGGAGCAGAAGTGATCCTTCATCATCAACCTGAAGTTGTTTTGATTGAAGAATACGCCCGTTACCATCACATGGATTCCTATATTTGTGATACGTTTTATCCAGAGATTGACGCAGAAGGTCGATTATATCATGAAGCATTAGACGTATCTGAACAGGGAAGAAATCATAGGCTCGACTTTCCTATTATAGATACATTCTATCCAGAGGAGGAAACACGATGATTATCCAGCCTCTTTTCTTGACAAACATCGTACAGGATATGGATAACCGTATTGATCATGCATTGGTCAACGTTGCCGGGGAGCTTGCGAAATATCCTATTTTTCGCTCGGAAATCCAAGAAAAAAAGTTAACGGTTTACATCTATATTCCTGATAATGAGGCGATAGGCAAGCAAATTCTTGGCGCATCGCTCATGAGCAAAGACGGAAACACATTAGCAAATAAACCCTTGAACGCAATCAAAGGCGACAAGGGTTTTTTAATTGCTTTCGAATTTTCTGTGGAAGTGAAGGTGAAGACAAATGGCGTATGAAAAGCAGACATGGATTCCTCACATTGTTGACCCGAATAAGCCGCTTATTGATCCGAAGACAGGGAAGCAGGCTATTGACCCGAATACAGGACGCGTCTTGTGGCAGCCAGTACAGGAGGGCACAAGATTCACTCCCGGAAGAATGAATCATATGGAGGAGGGAATTGAGCAAGCGCATATCTTAATTGAGCAACTGGCTAAAGAATGGGGAGGAAACTTTGTTGCCTCTCCAAACGGAGCGGCTGGCTTCCAATTCTCGCATGATGGCCTGACCGTTTCATGGACCGCAGGTATTGCGTATGTAAACGGCCGCCGCTTTGAAGTTCCGGCGGGTAGCATGGAACTAAACCCGACGCAGGGACAATACATCTATCTGGACACGGACGGAACGATGAAGAAAACGACGTCCCAGGCGACCGCAGAGGCTGGGCTTTTGCTTTGGTATTTTGCCACGGATGCCAGTCAAGTTATTACGTCTACGGATAAACGAAAAATCATTACGCCGGACACATATGCAAAAAAAGAAGAAGTAGTCATGAAAGAGCCTGGAAAAGGGTTGTCTACTAATGACTATTCTGATACAGAAAAAGGGAAAGTAGCATCACACGAAACCCGCCTACAAAAAATCGAAGAAGAAATGGGGGAAGGGACACCGTTTCAAACAACAGTACTTCCTGGTATGAATATCATCACCGTCCCACGTAGTACACCGTTCAATGTGCTGAACATAAAAGGTCGGACGTTGATTAACCTATTGGGACGGGATGGAAATTGCGAAAGTTTAACTAACCTCTCTAGCCATTTGAATGTTAATGTAACTGCTACGTTAGATTCAACGAATAAAAGCATAGGGAGTAAAAGTATAAAGGTTACGTTGAACGCAGGAGCAACATCAGGTAATACCGTAGGTGCTTTTTTTAATTTACCAAGCACTACAGCTAACGACTACTATATTTTTATTGGTGAAATTAAAAACGGTAATGCAACTCAAGCAAGAATAGGACTTCCAAATGTAGGAAATGTATATAGTATGTTTGCAACAGATACCACAAAATTTACAACTGTATATAAAAAATTTATTCCACAAACATCTAGTTCTACGTATGTTGCATTAATGGTAGAAGGGGCGGAAGGACAATATGCATACTTTGACGCTCTCCGCCTTTATAAAATTAGCGAAGCCGAATACAACGCCATAGACAATATGACACCGGAGCAAATCGCCCAACGTTGGCCGTATGTAGACGACATAAAAGGCGTTCGGAATCCATATATCATCCGGTATGGTAAAAACATTCTGCCGCCGTTTACGGAGTGGACGCTTCATGCAAATACAAAAGTGCAGAGTTCTTACGAATTAAAGCACACGAAAACAACGACAGGAACTTATGAGGCAAGTATTTTTCGTTTACCAGCCGTTGCTGGACAAACGTATACAATCGCTGGAGATATTGAACTGTCAGGTATTGTTGGCTCTAGCGGACAAACGGCTACTGTAGAGATTTATGGATTTGACAAAAACGGAAACTATGTTTCTCTTGTTGACAACTGGATTAATGAAAATGGACAATCTAAAGTATCCTACACAGTCCCAAGTAACGTAACACATATCGAAGGTAGATTAACTGTTAATGCTAATGTAACTGGTACTGTAACTTTCAAAAACCCGATGCTCAATATCGGAGACACCCCCTTACCTTTCGAGCCACAAAACAATGACTATATCTTCATTGACGGTACATTCCATGGAATGAACGGCGTATCAGACGAAATTGTTGTGCGGGATGGTAAGGTATCCGGGAAACTGAAACGGTTTGAAGAGATTGCGTTGGATGGAAGTTTATCGTGGGAATTTTTCATGGATTCGGCAGGCTGGAAGGTGGTAAGAACAAAAATTCCAACCGGAAGATGGCCGTACAATATCTATACTCATGTCATGACAAAATACGACGGGAAAGTATTGGTAAACAAAAATGCTGATACCTTTACTGCCGCTGACTTATTTGATTTGTACGTTAATGACTATGTTTATATCTCTATCGCAGACACAGACAGCGGTTGGCCGGAAGCATGGGCGGGAGCTACTCTCGCAAAAGCAACCTATACCACACTTACAAGAGACGCAACTGCCGTAGATATGATAAAAGCATACTTTAATGGATGGAAATGGGACGAAGCGAATAAACGTTGGTTTCCTATAAATAATCCAGCGTCATATTCCTCCGATGTTGATTATGTAACCAATCCATCCAATGCCGGAGCATATCCATACCGTCTACTCTACCAACTCGCTACACCAGTCGAAGTCCCGGTAACATCCGAAGGGGAAATTTCTTTGCACGAAGGGGATAATTTGCTTGAAGTCGGGACAGGGGTTGTACGAAGAGAGCATGCAAATCCCGGTTTATCGTTACCAAGATATTGGATAAACGCAAATGGATTGCAGAGTACATGGTTTAAAAATCGTGCAGAAAAAATCCTTGCCGTATATAAGAATGAAATTATTGATAAAAGCTGGACGATATGGACAAACACTATAACAGGATATGGTCTTTCCGAAGCAGGTGTATTAACAACAGATTATGACCCGACAGCAGCCTACTCTGCATCATACATTGTATTAGATAAGTATTTATATACAGCACCGTTACTTGACTTACAATGTGAATATAAAACAAAATTAGCTGGGGTAGTATCAGAATTAGCGCAAGACCAGGCGGATACAAAAACCGATGTAGACATGATAAAAGCACAGTACGCACGAAAGCAACAGGGGCCATGGGTTCCGGCGGTGTTGTTGAATGGGTGGGTGAATTATAAGGAGTCTTTTGCTACTGCCGGGTATATGAAGGATGAATTTGGATTCGTTCATATTAAAGGCACGATAAAAAGTGGAGTCACAACAGCAGGAACGGTGATTACTACACTTCCTAAAGGTTGCAGACCAAAAGAGAAGCGGGAAATTGTTACAGCGTGTTTCAGTCCTGCTTCCGTTGCGCTTCTATCTATCTATCCTACAGGAGATATTGTAGCGGATATTGTCCCATACAACACATGGTTGTCTTTAGAACTAAAACCGTTCCTAGCCGAACAATAAAGGAGGTAACATATGCTCATACAAGTACACCGGATAGATGAAAACGGGTTTTATGTTGAGCCTGTTCTTATCGAATCGGAAGAAGAACTATACGAAACGGTGACGATGTTTGAAGAAACACCAGAAGGCGAGCGAGTGCAATACACAACTCAGCAGAAACGTGCGGATATTATGGAAATTGCCCCACCGGAAGGTCTTTTCCGGCCGCGTTGGGTTGAAGGAGAATGGACGGAAGGGTTATCCCAACAGGAAATCGACGAACTGACGAAGCCAAAACCATTGACGCCGTCTGACATGGAGCTTTTACAACAAGAAAATGCAAGTTTAATTATGAAAGTCGCTGCTTTAGAAATGCAAAATGAACAACAAGCACAAGACCAAGCGGCGTTGATTATGGAATTAACTGAGAAAGGAGTTTTATAATGAATTGGTTTGATACCATCAAACGTTATTACAATATAGGCTGCTATACAGACGATCCAAAAAGTACAATGTATGTTGGGAAATTCGTCGAATATGGAAAAATCACAAAAGAAGAATACGAAACGATTACAGGCGATCCTTATCTGAAGCCGGAGGATAATATAAAAACGAAGAAATAACCAACGTCTTTTCCAAAACGGAAGAGGCGTTTTTATTTTCTTGAATAGATGTATAAATGACTAAATAATAGCACACGCTATCCAAATGGAGGTGGATAGTGATGTGGATAATACTAGGTATTTTGGTTGCAATTATTTTATGGAAGTTACTTAAATTGACGTTTACCGCTTTGATCTTACTCCTTATTGTCGGCGTAATTTTAGGAGCTATACCGACGTTTAGAAGGAGAATAGGAAATCGATAA